TAGAGCAGCTGGCCACGTTTACCCCATCCGAAGACGAGGAACCCACGTAGGTCCGGGTTTCTTGCACAATTTACTGGTAGCGTTTACATCCCGCATTTTCGTAAAGAATATTAGAGGGTCAAAGACCATAACATCCACCTGTCGGATTGCTCAAACAGTCTGGATTGACCAGGACGCTTTTCTCCTAAGAAAAGCCCGTAAAGATTGACAAATCGGTTCCGCCGCTAGCGGTACTGGACGTGACCTCGCACAGTGATGTGCACATTGGTCTCCTTCTCCAGCCCCGTCCCTGCAAGCCACAAGACAGCTCCAACGTTCGCCAGGTTCGTCCACTCCCCTGCGGAGGAAAGCTGTACGGTCCAAGGTTGGGCCGAAACATGCTTCTCGAAACCTGCTTTGAGGCGGATTTCGTCCACTGTGGGGGGTGTCCAAGCTTTAGGCAAGAACATTGCAACGATGTCGCCATCGTTCTCTCTCTTGTTGACCACCTGGATGGTGGCGGTGGCGGATGTAATGCGAAACTCATTATGCCCAACCCCGCGTGATTTGAGGAACGCGAGGGAGGCCGCCGTCATTTCCACTTTCGTGGAACCAACTGTCGTCGGGATGGCTCGATGAAGCGATCCCAGCTCAGGCATCTGCTGCCGTCGCTGCTGCCGCGGCCGACTGTTCTGCGTCGGACCGGGCGCTGCTGACTTCTTGCGGCGTGCCATTGTAGGTTTTATTTGCGTCCACAGCGAACGCATAACCTCGAGCGATGGTCAGGAACTCCACTTTCCGGGGGTGGTGGCGGAGAACGAACTCCAGCTGTGCCAACTGAGCGACCAACTCAGCCCCAGGTTTGCCAGAAAAGAAGCGGAACAAAGTCCGCTCCCACGAGACAGGAACTGCAAGACCGTCCTCGCGCCACTCGTGAGAGCAGAACTCGGTACCAGCCAAGCGGTCCGTGACTTGCGACAGCGAACACTTGAACCCCAACTTCAGGTATTGTTCAAGCACTCCGGCAATGAATGCTTCAACACAATCGTCGCCCATAGCCACGAGGTCTTCCAACCACGATTCCTGAGGCTCTTCTCCTGTTGCCAGAGAACGTGCGACCAAATAAAGGATCACACGCATCCACGAGTTGGTGGATGAAGTGCAGTAAGAACCGGAGTTTTGGATTCCGTGGTCTCCCTGTGCGACGAGGCGTCCATCAGACAACGCATACGTACTAGCGCCAGTACAGTACGCACGAGCTTTCAA